TAGTTACTGATGTTGCAGATACTCCTGTTGGTGTGCTAGTAATTGATGTAACCGCGGTTTGTGCTTGTTGATAGGTGTTATATACTAGCACCCTTGCAATAATAGACCCACTTAACAAGGTAACTACTATTAGGTTTGAACCTATTCCTAATTCATCTACATATAATTGTGTAAGTATTGAAATTAATTCATCCTGTTGTTGACTAGTTAATGATGATAAATCACCAGATGGTATCGTAAGAGTTCCATTATATAATAAACCCGTTGAATCATTATTAGTTACATTAAGAACATTCGCTATATTAGAATTACTTATTCCATTATCGCTTAAAAATGTAGTAAAACTACTAGAACTAATGACTTCTGCCGCTACTACTGTTAGATCAGGAGCTGGAGCTGAGGGAGAAACATTGAAAAAGTCGAACGTTGGAGTGGTTCCAAATCCAGTAATTCCATTATAAGTATTAATCATTGCAGTTGCATCTAAAAACATTTCAGTTAACGTATCAGTATTTTGTACCGACCAATACCGAATATTTTGGTCGAATGCGCTAGCGCTATTGAACATACTCTCCATGTGTACGACGTTACCGACGTTCCATCCGCCAATATCTTGATTAAAAACTCTAGCGCCATTGAACATACTCATCATCTCTATGACGTTACTGACGTTCCATCTGCCAATATCTTGATTAAAAACTCTAGTAGAAGCAAACATACCGCTCATAATTTCGACATTACTGACGACCCAGTCGCCAATATTTTGATTGAATACTCTAGTGTCAAAGAACATACCAAACATATTTCTGACACTGCTAACGTCCCAACCGCCAATATCTTGATTGAATATGCTAGCACCATTAAACATATTACTCATATCTGTAACACTGCTAACGTCCCACGTACTAATATCTTGATTGAATATACTAGCACCATTAAACAGATACATCATATTTGTGACACTTGAAGGAATACCTGCTGGCACTGATGTCAAAAGAGACGCACCATTAAACAAATTCGCAAAACTAGTCACGCCCGTTCCTAACCCCCATGTGGCATTGTTAGTAGTTGACACCGCAGTTAATTTTGCTACACCAGACCAGTTGAAAGACCCAAATGTCATAACGGATGTGGCACTTGATGTGATAATAACTATCGCAGTAGGGGTTGGATATCCAGCGGCAGGATAACTGTGGGTAGTAGTGTTTGGGTCAACTCCAATAGCATTCGTTCCATCCCCCCAATCAATATTTGCAGTAACATCTGTTCCGATGATTGGAAGACGAACCTGCAAGCTTCCGTCAGAGTTATTAAAGGTTAAAGATAATGTTGTTGCAGCTGGTGTTATAATACTCGATGATGCAGCTGATGGACTAGAAATTGTCCCTTCAGCATTGGTTGCTGTTACAGTAAATGTATAACTAGTGTTAGGTGATAATCCTGTTACAGAAATTGGTGATGATGTTCCAGTAGCAACTTGTCCATCAGAAGAAGTGACCGCATAACTTGTTGCATCCGTGGAGGGTGTAAATGATACACGTGCTGAAACACTAGATAGAGGTATTGCAGAAACTCCTGTTGGTGCCGCAGGGGCAGGAGCAGGTGCAGGGGCAGGAGCAGGTGCAGGCGCAGGAGCAGGCGCAGGCGCAGGAGCAGGAGCAGGAGCAGTTCCTTCAGTTCCTATTACAGTATTTGTAACGAAAGAAATGCTTGAGATAATTAATGTAAAATACCATCCGACGACTCCTGCACTAGTATTACCTAAGACCAGCGTATTTGTTCCTTGTAGTATGTTGAATGGTTCAAAATCTTCATAATTCATAGATCCTGGAATGCTGCGGTTCAATATTACATTGCTATATGCATTATCTGACGTGTAGCTGATTGTAACATACTGTTGTGATTCAACAAATGTAGATGTAACAAAGTTTAGACTCACTGGTGGTGGTGGGTCAGTAGTAATAGATGCTGATGCTGATGAGGGACTAGACGTGCCATATATATTTGTCGCGGTTACTGTAAATGTATAACTGGTGTTAGGTGATAATCCTGTAATTATAATTGGAGAGAATGAGTTTGTTGCAGTTATTGCTCCCGGCGAACTAGTTACAGTATAATAATTTGTTCCATATAATGAGGCTGTAAAGGATACAACTGCTGAACTACTAGACTGTGTTATTGCAGATACTTGTGTTGGTGTGGACGGGACTGCAGATGCACCACCATCACCAGGAACGTTGCCAGGATTATCAATTGGCACACCAAAATATAGAGGGTCTACCACAGTAGTTTGGTTAAACAATACAATATTAACAAAATATTTTTTATATGTGTTGTCGGCCAAATATGCGGTTACTACGTATTGTCTTAAGTAAAACGCGTCGCTTGCAAGGGTGGTTCCTCCTGAAATAATTCCACTTTGAGATATCTGTAACCAGCTTGGCAAATCAGGAGAAACTGTGTATCTCACAAACATACTAGTATCTATTCCAACGCGAGGTGTCACATAAATGTTTCCTCCTGTAATTGTATATGCGGCATTCGATGTAAGGTCGTATAATGTATCGGGAAGAGTAGGGTCAGTACTTTCTGTATTCACGTTTTCAGTAGTTATATCATATAAGATAACTGGTTCGCATTTTTCACTGTATTTGAACAAGTACTTGCCGCCAGTAAAACTGGGGTCATATGTTGCAATAGATACTACTCCAAAATTATCAGTAACATGTACGGTAACGTCGCCGTAATGAAATACGTACGTCTCACCTTCAATATCACCAGTAATAACCTCGTTTCCTGCTTGGTCAGGAAATACACTTGTCATATAAATGACTTCTTCGAAACCCTTATTCAGTAACGTAAGTGCACATACTTTTGACACACTCTTTATAACGTAAGTTCCTTTGCCTAGCCCATACTGTCTTGCGTTGTCGTCACCATTTGGACTATTAAATCCAATAACTTCTTCACCATTTACAGTTGTAATATATAACATATTGTCAGCATTAAAGCATTCGATTCCCTTGTCACTGTCAAATATTTCGTTGTATCGAAGAATATATTTTCCACCTGCATAACCTTGGTTATACATAAACATGGACATAATTCCAAAATCTCCATTAACATACATGAAAACATCTCCATAATAAAATGAATACTCAATTCCGTCTATTTTTCGTGTGAAACTGGTGGTTTGGTCCCCAATAAGATAAACAATGTCTTCTTTTCTGTAATTTAATATTGTGAACGCATATTCACTACCAACTTGTGACATAAGATAAATACCGTCTCCAATGCCGTATTGAGTTGGATAAGTCACAATCATTCTCGCACCATTTGGGGGTGCATTAAATACAATCATTTCCTCGCCATCATCGTTAGTGTATGTGCTTAACGTATTGATGCTAAGTAGACTAGTGAGATTACTTAATTCTTCGGCACACATAATAGCATTTGCACTTGTCAAATCCATATTTAGTTGGCCACCATTACAATTTCCAGGGCATTCAATGCGTGCTCTTAAATGTCTTGGCATAAATGCACTTAATTTTACATTTGCTGCGTTTTTAGATGGTTTTTGTAAATGGCGGTTATCTCGAACATTTGTCACTGATGTCGATGCAGGGAGGATTTTTGCCTGAACTTTGCGGGGGACTGCTGACCCTACGCGACGTAATCGATTAATTGCACGAGCTGCGTCTTGAGGCTTAATATTCTTAAATGCCAGCGGGTTATTTATCTTATTAAATCCTGAACTACCAATAGCACTTGTTTTCAGCATTGCAATCCTAACCGATGCGTCGATCGCACTCACTATCTTCTGTTCAAGTCTGCCAGCGACAGTCAACACCTTCTCCTTATACATTTTTCTCTCCAATGCATTGGTATTACCATTATCACAATTATCAGTCTTTACAGGTTGCCCATTCTCTGCGTACGTAATCCCTCTATTTTGATTCTCAATAGTGCCAGGGGTTTGACTCGTCGACATAGGTCCTTTGATCGGACAACAAACATAACTGCCACCATTGTAAGAAATATTACAGTACTGGTTATGTGCAATGCTTGTCATCTATATGTATATATATATATAACAAACTAAAAGAATGAGTTTCAACCTATATTTATTTTAACTTATTGTATGTCTTGTTTCGTGCTGATTGGTTACGAAATGCGGAGTATACTGAGCTATCATATACATATTTATAGTTGCAAGTAGAATTAACATTACTTGCGTTATAAACGGCTCTAAATGGAGTGGTTGGAATGGAACCAATGGGTTGCTTTGCAACTGCACCGTTCCATGCACTTCTTAGAATTTTACGAGTTAGTGCAAATGATTCTGCCCTGTCACTAACACCTGTGGGCACTGGCATACCTCCTGTATTAGATACTTGCTGGGGATTAACGCTAATATTTCTAGAAATAGAGAACATCTCCTAGGTAGTCTATGATATATACTAGTAAAATATAATTACTGTCGTGTATAGAATAATCTAGTTATAATTTGTGATACTATTATATAGTGGGCAAAAAATACAATATATATTAGTTCGGACTTACCATATAATGCAGGCATTTCATTTGACGTTTCTTTTTAGTTTATTTTCTATTTGTCATGATACGTATTTTATTTTGTAATAATTCGCGGGGCAACATTCATTGTAGTAAGTTCTTGGAACAATAACTTGCATGCATAAGGTAGTTCAACATAACTAAAGTCTGACCGATTATTACACATTTTACATACATGAATATGCTGTTTATCATTGTAAGACGTTATCATTCCACACTTTTTACATGTATAAACACTATATTTATCAGATACGTCATAGACCCTCTCTTTTGTAAACCTCGCTGCACCGTGCGAACACATACAATCTCTTTCCATCTCACCAAATCTCAGACCCCCGTCTCGGCTTCTACCTTCGGCTGGTTGTCTAGTTAAATTAACCATGGGTCCAATGGAGCGACTATGTTGCTTGTCTGCAACCATGTGCTTGAGACGCTGATAAAACGCTGGACCTGTGAAGATAGATGTTTCTATTTGTTCGCCTGTCATTGCGTTATACATAATCTCATTTCCATTTGATTCATATCCAACTTGCTGAAGCTCCTTGCAAATCGTCTGCACATCTAGGTCGCCAAAACTGGTTCCGTCTCCAAATAATCCAAGTTCAAGAAGGGTCTTTCCGAGAATAGTCTCTTTAAGTTGACCAATTGTCATTCTTGAAGGAATTGCATGTGGATTAATAATAATATCAGGTCTAATCCCAGACTGAGTAAATGGCATATCTTTCTCGGGAATGATGTTTCCAATCGTTCCTTTCTGTCCATGTCGACTGCTAAACTTATCTCCAAAGTTAGGCTGACGAAGTGCTCTGAGTCGCACCTTTGCAAACGTGTAGCCATCACCGTTCCTGTCAATATAATTCTTGTCGATATATGTCTCTTCATTTGTTCGGAACACGCGGCTTTGGTCCTCATACTTAATGACCTTTGTATGGTCGTTACGATTTTCTTTAATAGGTACAACTTTCGCAATAATAATGTCTCTATTCTCAACAAGTGTATTTTCTGCCATCAACCCCATGTTGTTCAACTTGTCATAGTTTGCAAACTTCATTCCCTTCGTCTTAGTTGGGTCAGGTTTGCATCGTATCTCTTCATCTCCATTGATTTTCTGCTTATCTTCATCTTTTTCCGTATGGTAGATAACCGCCTGGAACAAGCCGCGCTCAATTGAACCTTTATTGAATAATAACGAGTCTTCTTGATTGTATCCAGTATGAGACATAATTGCAACAACAACATTTGTTCCTGATGGAATATTTACAAGTTTAATCATATGCATCAAGCGTGTGTCGACAAGTGGTGCCATGGGATAGCTAAGTACATATGCAGTTTTGTCCATTCTATCCTCGAAATTAGTGACATACATGCCAATCGATTGTTTGCCCATGGCACATTGGTATGTGTTTCTAGGGGATTGATTGTGTTCAGGGAAAGGAATGCAGGAAGCTAGAATACCAAACATGGTGCTTGGATGGATTTCGCAGTGAGTATAGCTATAGAATGCATTACACGCTGTTCTTTTTATAATGTGGCTTGGTTTGATTGCGATAAGAGAACTTTGCTGCTCATCTGGGTCAATATACTCAATTATTGCTTCTGGAATGCGTGCACTGGTGAGTAGATCCTCCCAGACAAGTTCTCGCTTTTTCAACTTGGAAAGAATGTCCTTTGTAATAAACATGTTATTGTTTGTTACTCTGAGAAGAGGCCGCATAATACGACCGCTCTCATTACATACGCGTATCTCATTGGTCTTGTAGTTGAATACAATTGACGTATAAATGTTGAGGATTCCGTCGTGTTTTTGCTGTTTCAATCTCATATACAAGTCACATGGATTTTTTGATATGCCTACCCAACAACCATTTACAAATACCTTGGTCTCGCCGTATGTCTGACTTGGCGATAGCACATCAAGTGATATGACTTGCGTGTTAACGAACTCGTGTAGTGGTTCAGAGATTGCGTTTATAGTGACGTGTGCCATGTAACTGAGGTTTTTGACAATACCAACAGATTGCCCTTCTGGGGTTTCAGGCGGACAAAGGAATCCCCAAGATGTGTTGTGTAGCTTTCTGGGTGGAACAAGTTTTCCGCTCTTGTCAGTTGGGGTAGATACACGGCGAGCATGACTAAGCGTTGCAACATAAGTGAGTCTACTTAATACTTGTGCAACTCCTGCCTTGTTACTGTTCATGTGTTTTACTCCGAAGTCTCCAGTAGCAAGTGCACGCTTGAATCCATTTTCTGTGATTGATGGTTTAATAATCTTATATATATTTGTCTGATTGATGATGTTCTGAAAGTCGTCTGTCGACTTCCACGAACCCGTGTTAATCTCACGTATAATCTGTTTTTCCATATCTTTCACCAACTTATTGAAGTAGTTACGGAACAGGTTGTTGAGCAATACACCGCACAAATCAATTCGCTTATTTACATATGAATCTCGGTCATCTTGTTCAATCTTGCCAAGATGTGCCTGAATGACACGATTCGCCATGTATCCGAGGAAGAATATCTTCTTCTTTTGTGTAGGGCAGTGAGGGAAGAGGTCATTCCCAAGCACGTCCATTGCAAAGTCGCGTTTCTTCTTTTGACCAGTTTCCCTATCCATATTAATCGGGGTATACATAACATTCTGGGTAACATAATGCAAACACTCCTCTTGCGTAAGATAGGCAGATGCGTCACGAATAGTTGCGTTCAAGAATTCCAGCATGGTTTGATGGTCTTTGTGAGTCAAATCAAGAAGAATCACTTCGCATATATCCTTATCTGAAATAACCCCAAGTGCACGGAACAGAATAAACAACGGAATTGGTTGTTTCAGTCTTGGGATTTGAATGCTAATAGGATACCCAAATCCAGTGTTTTTTGAAGATACCATTAAGTTGATTTGTTTTGGAGATATACATTTGTGGTCAGGAATAGATTTAATTTCGGCAGTCCATGTGTACTTGGTGTTATTCTTGCTGATATTAAAGCAATAAACCTTGTTCTCGGCGGAGCGTTCTTGGGCAAGAACAGTTTTCTCTGAGCCATTGATAATGAAATATCCGCCAGCGTCATATTTACATTCACCTGTAGTCTTGTGGTCGATATGTTTGTATTGGTTAAGAACGCAGATACTAGACTTTAACATGATAGGAATCTTGCCGATATGAATGTTTGGGAGATTTTTGTGGTATGTCTGACAGTGTTCAAGATTTTTTCCATTTCTAACAAGATACTTAATGTGAACGTCGACTGTCATTGTAGACGAATACGTAAAGTTGCGAAGCCTCGCTTCTTGAGGGAACATTAACTTTGTCGCACCGTTATTTTCTTGTATTTGTGGACGATATATATTAAAGTTTTCGAATGTAATATCAATCTCTAGAGAGGTTTTCCCACTCTTTTCATCGTAGTCTTGCTCCGATTTGATATGAACTGGATTGAACATGCCGATTGTCTGCTCTAGTTGATGATTCACAAACAAATTGTACGACTCAATCTGGTGTCGCACGAGACGTTCAAGATGATGGCCTTCAAAATAAGAACCCAATATATCCCATGGCGTTTCAATATAATTTTCATCTCTTAAGAAGAACTCGCGGTCTTGCTTGTTGATCTCACTCTCAATATTCTCACTAAGGGACTTGCATGTAGTAGTATTTCCATTACCAGCATGGACAGACATCTTATAGAATAATGATCACGTTAGTCGAATGACTATAACTTATGTGATACTTGACACAGATATATACTGGATTCAATTTACATATTACAGTATATATTTTCTATCTATGTGTTTATCAATAAAAAAACTTTTATCTGTCTATATCATTGCTACCATTATATATGAGTTCTTCAGGAAATAAAAAGACAATACAAATCAATCGTGATTTTTTTAAAATAGGTAAGAAAGGATTAAATGCTGCATCTAGTGAGCAGAGCCAAACCCAAAAAAAAGAGCGTAAACCAGTTAACAAGACGTTAAAACACAATACTATAAAGAAGGAGCTGGTGAAGCGTATACAACAACTAAAACAACAAGAACGTCTAGAAGAGTCAAAGAGAGAAACACATGATAACCGTTCACTCACATCCATCGGGGGTGATGGGGAAAGCGAGTTTGCCGACTCGATTAAATATCTCCAAACATTGGCACAGAATAAAAAGGTTGAGCGGGCAAAAGAGCGGAGAATAAAACGACCTCCGTCCGCAGTAGAGCAACCGCAAGAAACAATATCGCATGGTGGTGGGAGTGGGAGTGCTACACCAAAAAACAAAACAATGAAAATGTCACATTTATTCCGAGATTACGTGCAAGATTATGGACATAATCGAGATGATGCGAGTGCTTTGCAGGTGCAAGTTGATTTGCCACCAGAATTAAATATGGATATCTATCAGTGGAAACACCCTATATCACCCGACTCACTCCAACTAACTGCACCGTTAACACTTAATCGTGAATCGAACACCCCATCCATATCACAGCAAAATATTCCAATAACACCGAAACAATATAGTTATGCACCAGCACCACCATACAGTAACCTGAAGGGGTCTGTAGCAAAACCAACTTTCAGGCAGTGGAATAAAACCCGCAAAAACGTTCCCGAATCACATCAAGCTGCATTGCAAACAAAAATACATTCGTCTCCTGCCACGCCAATATCGGTTCCCACATCACGGCCTACGCCTGTAGTATCAACTTTAACCGACCGCGAACGTAAACTGGCCGAACTCAAACAAAGATTCCAGTCGAATCCAGTTGAACAATCCACTCTAGAAAAGAAGCCCACTGAAATTATGGAACTGAAGAAGTTTTACAGCAAGTCAATAGATGGACAAACTACATCTACCTCAGGTGGAAGAAAAAGGAAAACAATTAAACGAACGATTAAGCACGTATACACTGTTGGCAAGTCAAAGGTAAACCGAAAAGTTTCCGTTCTAGTAAAGAATATTAGAACGAGAAGAAATGTTCAAGAAGCAAAAAAACAGTTAAAAAATGAGAACTTGGTGGAGATAAAACGGTATCTTAAACAGCATGGAATGTTAAAATCTGGAAGTTCTGCACCAAATGATGTACTGCGAGCAATGTACGAGTCCGCAATGCTAGCAGGGGACGTGCATAATGTCAATATCGGGACAAAGCTACATAACTATTTAGAAGATACTGAATCGTCATGAACAATATACACAAGCAATCACTTAGTATTTCGAATACAATTTTACACCTTATTACATCCTTTTCCGTAGCACTTATTTTTATGATAATAGTAGTAATCGTCTCCTATTTTACTGTCTTTCTGATTTTTATCTGTTTGGAAAAAATTAGCACCGTCTGCGCCACCTGATACGCATTTCGCTCCATTTAATAATATACAACAATTTACTTGTTTGCAATTATAATTACTTAGCTTTTTACATTTATCTTCTTGCTCGGATATTGCATTTTTTGTTGCAAGGCAAAAGCTCTGTGTGTCTGTAATAGTTAAATCGTTCATGGGCTGTGCACTTGCCACAGAGTTTAAAACCATTTCTCTGTTAGTTGTCATCATTGGTTGTATGTCGGCCTGTTCCTTTATTGGATTTGCTTTTAATTGCGAAACAGCCGCATTCAACTCTTTTTTATTTATAAAACTTTCGTGTTGCTCTTTAACAAACGGCATATTTTCTTCAATAAATATGAGAATACTTCGGTCGAGCATTGCCATAATTACGGCGATTACAAGACAACCGAGTAATATTTTGTATATAAGAACCGACATATTTAGTCTATATAGTACATCTCTAAAAAAATAGACGTAATCATACACGTAAAATATGATTGAACAATGTAAATTGAATCAATATTTCATCTGTAGCTTAGCAATATAATATAAAAGTATCTTGTTATAATATATTAACATATACATCATGATTATTCCAATCAAATGCTTTACATGTGGCGAAGTGTTAGCAGATAAATATAGATATTACTTGGAGCAGGTAAAATCGATTAAAATGAAGCGCGGGATTCAAAATGATACGGTTCTGTACTTAACAAGAGAAAACACATCGAAGACTCCTGAAGGTGAGGTATTAGACACCTTAGGAATGAATAAAATGTGCTGTCGACGACATATGTTGACTCATGTAGATATTTAAATGCCACAAAATCTTATTATAAAAAAATGTGTAAACTGTATTTTTATCCTACGCACGTACAAAATATAATCCTTCTATATAGTATATACTCTCGGCTCACAATGACAAAATCTATAACAAAACGACGACGTATGGGACCCACCAAGAAAGGAACTCGAAACTTAAGACGTAATAAAAAAGGTGGAAAGCGCGGAAAAAAAACTGTGTCGCGCCGAACCCGTAGAGTGCCTCGTATGTTTCGTCGCAGACAGTCTCGCAGATTTCGTAAGATGATGCGCGGTGGCCATGATGCTGCTGCATCTGGCGATGCATCTTCCATTGGTTCGCCTAGTTCATTCTCATTGGTTCCGTCCACAGTGACCGATCTCGGAAGAAGTATCCAGTTCGGCGTTAATGGAGCATATTCTGCTGTCAATGGTGATGATGGGCCAATAAACCCACTCCCATACAAAGATCAATTAAATAATGGACAGCTGCCAGATGACATAATATTACAGGCATAATATCATTACATATACAGTATGTATACTTGTCCACTAAAATAGACTAGACATAGACATATTACATAATATTTTCTGTAATTACTATATAATAATATGTCTTTCTTCCCTCTGAAAATTAAGGAACTATGCACACCGTCTAGAGTATATTTGTATATTTCTCTCATCGGCCTTATTGCATCATTTATTCAAAATATGATTAACTTCAACAATAACACCTATAAATGTGGTTCATATGAAGTTATGGTTCCAAGCGTTTTGTTGATTTTCTTTTTCAAACTAGTGTACGTTCTTTTCTGGGCATATTTATTAAATTTGGTTTGCCACGACAACCACAGAATATTCGCATGGCTATTAGTTTTATTTCCGTTCCTTCTTGTGTTCGTTATTATTGGCGTGCTTATTTTAACTGGCGGAAAGATTGTTAGATCATGATTATTTTCATCACATAATATCACGTAATACGTAGGTATGTAATGCAGTGTAACACGTTACATTACATAATAAAATATAAACACTATATATTATAGAATACAATACTACAATGGACAATATTGCATGGAGTATAATAAACAAATACTTCCAAGACAACCCGTACAACCTTGTAGCACACCATCTTGACTCATATAATTCTTTTTTTGAAAAAGATATAAAAAAGATATTTAAGGACAATAATCCACTTCGTTTCTTAGAAAAGAAATCTGATACAGACGATGATGAGGATAAACCATTTGAATGTTTTATTTTTATGGCAGGAAAGGACGGAGACCGAGTTTATTACAGCAAACCCGTTATTTACGACGATGAAGAAGCCCTTAACCCAGAATATATGTACCCAAATGTCGCACGATTACGTAACATGACATACGGAATAAATATTCATTATGACATTTATATTGAGTTTGTATATTACGAAAATGGAGAGAAAGTTGAAAAGACAATGTTAATTGAAAAGGTGTTTTTATGCAAAATGCCTATTATGCTTCATTCAAATATGTGTATATTAAAATCTCTCCCTGAAACAACCCGATATTCTATGGGCGAATGTCGACATGATTATGGTGGATACTTTATTATTGATGGAAAAGAGAAGGTTCTCGTTAGCCAAGAGAAGTTTGCAGATAATATGTTGTACATTAAAAAGCACGGGGACGATAGTCTTTATCACTATAGCACTGAAATACGCTCTGTATCTGAAGATCCATCTAAGCCTGTGCGGTCCACTAAGGTTCACCTTGTTCGCGAATCGCCTCGTTATACAAATCTAAATATCGTGGTGGAGGTTCCTAATGTACGTATGCCGATCCCATTATTTATAGTGATGCGTGCACTTGGTGTCGAAAGCGATAAGGATATCATTCGTCACTGTATTTTAAATCTAGACACAAACAGTCAAATGATAGATGACTTTATTCCGTCTGTTCATGACGCAGGTAATATATTCACCCAACAAGCGGCAATTCATTACATCAAAGAGTTCACAAAACGTGGAACAGTCAACGGCGTTATTGAGATTTTAATGGATTATTTCTTGCCTCATATCGGAACTTCTAATTTTATTGACAAAGCATATTTTTTGGGACATATGGTCTACAAGCTACTTCGCGTTCACCGAAATATTGACCAACCAACGGATCGAGATAACTTTATGTATAAACGGGTGGAATTATCTGGAAACTTAATCTATCAGCTTATTCGCGAATACTATATTGAGTTTAAAAAGAGGGTTGAGCAGTCCATTGATAAAGAGTTTTATTACCACGATAAAGAATACAAAAAATCAAAGAAAAAGCCTTCTGGGTCCGAGACAGAAAAAAGTGTAGACTATAAGAAAAACTTTACTAGTCTTATCGAAGATAATCACTCAACGTTCTTCAAATCCACTATTATTGAAAAGGGTATCCGTTCAGCATTCAAAGGAAAATGGGGCGGTAGCGAACAATCCATGAAAGTGGGTGTATTGCAAGACCTTAATCGTCTGTCGCATTTGTCTGCAATTTGCCACATGCGCAAAATTGTTCTTCCACTTGATCCTACTGCAAAGGTAACTGGGCCGCGTTTGCTCCACGCAAGCCAGTGGGGATTTATTGATCCAGTTGACACCCCTGATGGCGGAAACTGCGGGCTTCACAAATATATGGCCATATCCACTTACGTTACTAGTGGAACATCTGCAGAGCCAATGATATCATGGTTAAGATTGCATGCAAATATGAAATTACTTGCAGAATGTAACCATCAAACTATTTCATCCTTCACAAAAACATTTGTAAATGGAAGGTGGTGTGGAGTCATTGATGAACCCATTGAAGTAGTTTCCAAGTTTAAGACTTGTCGTAGAATTGGAGTGATTCCTGCGTATAACAGTGTCTCATTCTCATATAACACAAACGAGCTGTTTATCTATACCGACAGCGGAAGACTGACACGTCCATTGTACTATCTAAATAACGGAAAGCTGAGCTACGGAAATAAGCTAACAACTAAACTACTTCATGAAGATAAATATACGTGGGAAAATGTAGTGAATGGGTTTAAGGAAAAGGCTTCAGGATTTAGTGGAATCAATAGAGATACTTATCATGAAATTGCCAAGATGTATCCAGGTGCAATTAAAGAAATGCAAAGTTTGAATATTGAAGAATTAGACAGAGTGTTTGCAGACAAAATGTCAGTGGTGGATTATCTTGACTCGTCGGAAGAAAACACTCACTTAATCGCAACTATTCCAGATGATTTGCGTGCAAATAAACAATATACGCATCTTGAAATCCACCCGTCTCTCATTCTTGGCGTTCTTGGAAACTCAATTATTTTTCCAGAACAAAACCCATCTACACGTAATGCATTCTCGTGCGGACAATCAAAACAGGCAGTTTCTCTCTATCATACAAACTTTCACAACCGTATTGATAAAATGGGGGTAGTTCTAAATTACGGACAGGTTCCACTTGTGAAATCTCGCTACTTAAAGTATATTAATAAGGAAGAGGTTCCATACGGGACAAATGCAATCGTCGCTATTATGTCCTATACAAGTTATAACGTAGAAGATGCAATTTTAATTAACGAAGGTGCCCTTGACCGTGGTCTTTTTCGAACAACTTACTATTCAATGTACGAGGCGCGAGAAGAGAGTTCCAAACGTTCTGCAGAAAGCAGTGATATGCGATTTGCAGATGTATTAAAGATGCCCGAAGTTGCAGGAGTAAAGAAGGAGTTTGATTATGATGCACTAGATGAGTATGGACTTATTCGTGAAGAGACTGAAATGCATGATAGACGAGCAGTTATTGGAAGAGTCACAGTATCTTCCGATATCACACAAAGTGCACTAGATTCATCAGTATTTCCTAAGAAGGGACAACTTGGCATCGTAGACAAATCATTTATGACTGATGGCGAGGAGGGCACGCGTATTGCAAAGGTGCGCGTGCGCGAAGAACGTATACCTGCAATCGGCGATAAAATGGCATCCCGTGCTGGACAAAAGGGAACGATTGGACTAGTTATTCCAGAGAAAGACATGCCATATGCAAGCGATGGAACTGTTCCCGACTTAATTATTAATCCGCATGCCATTCCGTCCCGTATGACAATAGGGCAGCTCCTTGAGACTCTTATTGGCAAAGCAGACACATCGATTGGAGCATTTGGCGACTGCACCGCATTCACCATGAAAGGTGCAAATACAGATGCATTTGGCAAAGTTCTCGTCGATAACGGATACCATTCATCTGGCAATCAAATTATGTATAGCGGGTTTACAGGCCAACAAATGAGTGCCGATATATTCGTCGGCCCTACTTATTATATGCGGTTGAAACACATGGTCAAGGACAAAATCAACTCACGTCCAGGTGGAAAACGAGTATTTTTAACGCGACAACCCAACCAGGGCAGAGCAAACGACGGAGGGCTCCGAATAGGCGAGATGGAACGCGATGGTATCATGGCTCACGGTGCATCCGCTTTCTTGAACGACGCATTTATGAAACGATCTGACGAATACTACATGGCTATTTGTAATAAGACGGGTGCTATTGCAGCATACAATAAAGAGGCAAACATCATGATGAGTCCACATGCAGATGGTCCACTACAGTTTAAGACTTCGCTTGACGGCAATGTTACACTTAACAAAATAACGCATTATGGGCGTTCGTTCAGTATTGTAAGGGTCCCTTACTCGTTCAAGCTTCTTATACATGAACTTCAGGCCATGAACATTCATATGAAAATAGTAACAAGTGACAACATTGACCATTTGACAAGCATGGCTTATTCAGACAATGTAAATAAATTGTTGCGTGATAACTCAAACATCAAGAGTATTTATGAAAAGCTTCGCAATGTCATGCGACACGACCTGAAAAATATCGTCAGCGAACAGCCTTCCGAAAATCTAACCGCTCCTGGACCAGTACTCACTGACCAGATTACGTCGGCAACAGTAGCTCCGTCGCTCATTAATGAAACATCTGGACCGCCAACTCGGCAGAGCACGAATAGCTCTATATATGTACCAGATGATACAGTATGGCCAGATTCTCCTGATTTTCCGCCAAATTATGATGGCACATCTCCTGTATATGCAGTACCTGGAACACCTGACTCGCCCGCGTTTCCACCAAGATCATCTAACTCGACCAACTCTCCAGTATTTGCCCCTGACTCACGAACACCTGAACTTGAAAAACCATTTACTAATAATGAACCAGTAAACAATGATAATGTTCCAGACCTATCCAGGTTTGCACTATCTGCGGATGATGTAAAACTTCCACAAGAGGATAAGACAAACGCTACTGCAGTTATTAAAGACCCAAATGTTCAAATGCAGTTTGATAAGCTTCCCGAGGCAGATAAACTAAAATTAATGAAAGCAGTTTCCATACTGGAGAGTGAAGAAGAAAGTTCACGTAGACGAGAAGACGCAAATGACCGGTCGGCAACCGAGTCTCTCATGAAAATTAGTACAGACCGTTTAGATAGTGCAAGAAGTGCAAGTGATTTGGAATTAACTCGTTCTACGAACAAAAATCCTATAAGTATTCTCTCCGTGGACGCACCAACAAATGAGGAAGACGAGTCTGTAGAAAAAGGCGAGGGCGATGGAGATAACTCATCTTCAAATAACAAAACCGAAACTAAATCTATTGGCGGGATGAAAAAAATATCATTTAATAGCAGCTAAATAAGCTAACTCATATCGAAATCGAACCGATTTTATATTCTAGAATCAGTAAATTGAAACATTAAACTTGGTATCAATATAGAATATTAATACTAAGTATATAATATAGCACCAATTAGCTAATTATCATGCAGAACACAAGTAATCTGATTTCGTCTATTTATAAATCGCGCGAAACCCTTCTCAAGCTAATGGATACACAGGGTTATGACATTAGTGAATATGAAAATATCACAATGACAGAAACTAACGCAAAGTATGCGAATGAACAACTAGACATGTTGTTTGATACATCAAAAGATGCAGATAGAAAAATCCGTAAAACATATGTGAATTATCATATCGATAAAGCATTACGTCCTGCATATATTCACGATACAATTGAGGACTTATTTAACACAGAAGATGTTTTGACCAAAGATGACACGCTTGTAATTGTAACAAAAGACGACCCGCATGATACGATTATCAACACACTAAAACATCTGTGGGAAAAAGATGGATATTATGTTATTATTCATAACATTAAGAGATTACAGTTCAATATTCTTGAGCATAATATTGTTCCAGCACATCGCGTCATGCGAGAAAATGAAATCGAGGAAGTGAAGAATAAATACAACTTATCTAAGCTATCAGAGTTTCCAGATATCTCCAGATTCGACCCAGTTGCGTTAGCCATCGGTATACGACCAGGGGAAGTATGTGAGATTATACGACCAAGCAAAACATCTATAACAGGAGTATATTATAGGGTATGTGTCTAACTCATAAAAACTATAATGTAGTAACAATATATAAGATTTATTCTTAGTCCAAAACATAACCAACAACTAAATAAATAGATATGTCAAGCATAGAACTTCCCACTTCACCAGATGTATATAAACAGAAAATAGCCGACGTAAAGTCAACTTTTTCTGTTAAGTTAGACCCAGTTGTAAACGCATATATGAACACAAAACTAAACCCAACTATAACTGAATATCAAACAACATACGACACTGTACTAAATGGAATACATGAGACCCAGTCAAAAATGTTTGAACTAAAAAATGAAATATCAACTGCTCTCGAAGTGGTCACCGCTAAAAACGAAGAATATGTTCGAATTATTGAAAAAGAAAAACTTATTGAAACTAAGATTAATAATAAAATTAAATCGCTAAACAATGTTAAGTCGGGTTCCGCCGGTCTTAGAAAGAACATGACAGACACATATAAACTTCAATACGCATCTAACTTTTTTATGATTATAGGACTTATCATAACGGCAATTGTCATATATTTTGTGTTCGGAAAAGACATTATTAGCGGAGAAGTATCGATTTCGCCTATTCCGATACAAAATCAGTTTAACTAATTCTATTTTTTTCGTTATGCATTTTCTACATGTATAGTATAATACATCCCAGAACATTTAGTTTAGCTATTCATTGATTCGTCCAAATAGTTGAAAATGTCAACAGATGAAATAAATAATCAAGAATATCAGTCTGCATTGGCAAAGTACGACGAAGCCCGTAGAAAGTATTATAATGATTTGCTACAAACAAACATAACTATAACAGAAGACTCTCCCGACTACATAGCATATATGAATGCAAACAAAAAGCTCCATGACGCAATTGAAAAAAAACTATCAATGTCGCCACAAGTGTTAGACCCAGAACCTAACAATAATACCAATGTAGATGAAGCCGAGTTTGTCAGAGAAATGAGGCACAACGCTCAACGCTTAAAAGAGGAACGAACCAAAAGTAACGAGCTAATTAAACGATATGGTGTATTGAGAGGTAATATGATTGTTGCACAGAAGTATGCAGAGGCAGAACAATTCAGACAAACAATATGGATCTTTATATGCGGGTTGATTGTTGTGTTCGGTGTTAAATCTTTACTAATGCCATCCAGTGTAACAGATGTGTTCAATACAGTATTATTCGCAATTATAGTTTTCTTGATTGTTTATGTTACTGAAAATATGGGAACTGCACCAATGTTCATGGTTTGGGTCCTTCTTACGGGAACACTCGCGACATATATAATTAAGCATGTTGTTGATAGGTGATAAATATTATTATGCTTTACACTTACTTACACAACAAGACAACCAATAACTAACTAAAATATTTCATGATGATTATTGTATCACCGTGAAATATCCGTATAATTATATATGTATAAGTATATAGTGGGGTTTTTTATTATTAAATCAAAATGTCAGATGTAAATGAAATCAAGAATGATGAAGCTGAACTTAAAAAGGCAATGGTATTTGTGAACTCGCAAAAACCAATTGATCAACAGTTAGAAACAAAGTTTCAAGATGTTGATAAAAAATATAAAGCTGAAATTAAACCATTAGAAGATGAGTTCGACAAAAAACTTAAGGAGTATAACGCATTATCTGACGAATATTATAACAAATATGTTGGAGAAACTACTGCACAAAATGATGTCCGTCGGGCTAGTTGGAATCAACAAATGAACCGATATGAAAACTATAACTATGCAGCCGAAAACGAACGCAGGAATAAAGCTTTTGCCGACCAAAATGCATGGAGAGCTCAAAGTGCGAAGTTAAACTCTGACTACGAGTCTGCGGTAACCAATTATGAAACATCGGTAGCAAACTGGAATAAGACAAAAGCGGAGAGACAGACATTAATTTCTACAATCGGACAACGTGTTGACGCTGATAGAAACAGGGGAATCAACTATGCAAAAACCCATACCTCTAATTTGGACGAAACTCTTGTCGCAGAGTTTAAACGAATCAAAAGCGAACTGATTGATATAAATAATGGGTACACCAAAAATATCGCACAGTATATTCCATGGTTAAATTCAGAAGGAGCAGGACATATTAAAAAAGTTGCTGTGGTTGGAGGTGGTGCAGAATATGCTCAATCTGGTGTTCCGTATGGAGCGTTTTGGTTTGGTATTGTTGGAGAGCAAAACTGTAAAAGAAATAACATACGTGCACCCAAGATATTGATTCGTATAGGTTCAACTAACTCCCCCGCACCAGGTAGTGTAATACAACGATCCTCTTTCTGGTGGACCAGGGGTAGACCAGCAGGTATACGTCATACAGTAAGTTCAGTTCCTACCAGTAGTTATAACTATATTACGACTAGCTGGAACCAAAAGCTAAATATTCCGATTGGATTTGTTGAAGCAGGGGTGGGGATTACAATTGATGCCACTATATCACCACATGGAAAAAACAACAGAGGACAGGGGGGATTCATTGGACAGACAAGTGCAGGAAGTAATCAGCACTGGCCAGATAGATTTTCTGTTAGTGTTTACCAAGGTAATAAATTAGCAGTTAATCGATTAGATAACGGTTCGAATAATTCATGGGGTCAAGACATGCATTTGTTTGTTAGACGGAATGATTACGGACTAACTGCAGATACGGTGGGAAATGTTACAAAAAAGGATATATGGGGGTCATCGTTTAAATGGAACAATCAATATGGAAAGTGGGACTTCCCAGATAATGACAGTATCACTCTTGATAATGTTCCCAAGCTCATTTGGTACCCAAATGGCGACTGGGACTCGCGATGCCCAGTTATGAACCAAGAATATAGTGTATACTATAAAGAAGACCAGAGTCGTCGAGGCACAATATCATATCTTGTCTTCATGCA